GCCATTATTCATCTTCTCCTTGTGAGCTTTCAGTTCAGCCACGACTTCGGCAGCCGTCAGACCGTCCTCACGCTTCACACCCGAAGCCGTGAACTCGACCTCGAACTGGAACAGGTCGTTCAGGGCCTCGTTAGGTATGGCTGCGGGGGCCGAAGCCCCCGCACTAGTTGCCATATTCATCAGACGCTTACCGGCCGGTCGGCCCGGTGATAGTCGAAGTCACGCAACGTGACCACGCATGTACCGGTCGACGCCGTCGGCGTCACCGTCACGACCTGAACATAACGCTTCGTGATCTCGCAAGGGACCACATACGTCGTGTCGTCGTCAGTCAACGTGAACGCCGGGAACGCAGCGATGATCTCTTCATTCGTCCCAGAGCTGTCATCAGCTTGCTGGATCGAAATCTCGACCACCGACCCTGCGCCACCCATCGTTCCCGTCACCAGTTCAGCTGCGACCAGCCATGGGAACGTCACGTCCTTCCAGGCGCCGTCGCCCGGAGAAGCCGTGTCGATCGTCCACGTCGGTGCAGTGGTGTCCTTCACCCACGTTCCAACACCCACGTGATAGGGTTCGTGTGCTGTTGCTGCAAATGCCATTGCTACTCCCCCTTCCTATGAGTTCGTGATGCCGGAGAACCGGACCACGGAGTATGGATTGTAGATTGCCAGACCTGGGTACCATTCGACACGTCCGAGATGGCCAGGGGCCTGCTCGGTCTCGCCGAAGTCCCGGACTTCCATCGATCCGCCAGCGCCGGCAAGGCCACAAACGTTGTCGTCTGCGCCAAAGGCGATGAAATAGATCGAGGCGGTATCGCTGGTTGCGTCGCCCGGATCCTCGTCGAAGCCAAGGATAGCGGTGCCGTTCTTGTCGTCGCCGATGATCCTCATCGGGATGCCATTCCACTGTTGAACCTGGCGGCCGAACACGTCGGTGCCAACATCAATCAGGGAGAAGTATCCGGCCGTGTTACGGCCCAGGCTCGTGATCTTACGCCGGAGCGTCCGGTTCAGAAGCATCACCTGCGGAGATGCCTGACCCCTGAACAGGTCGTTCGCCACGTCGAGAGCGTCAAGGGTGAGGGTTTCGCCAGTGGCGGAACCATACTTCATCCCGAGACCCTCATCGATCAGGGCGTTGATCCCCATGAAGTCCTTCGCAGCGCCCGTGCCGTCGAAGAACTGTTTGTCGAAAGTGCGTGACATGCTCTTTGCGAACTTCGCATACTGCAGCGCCTTGGCGTCGACCTGATTGGCCTTCACCTTCAGGAGGAAGTTGTCAATGAAGACCTCTCCACCCAGAATGGACACACCGAACATGCGCTCAGTGTCGGTCCCATAGGACCGTGCATATGCCTCGTTCACATCACGGAACTGGACGTCGGGGAGGGTCGCTTCGACCTTCACCTTGATCGCATTCCCGCTGATGGACGTGAACGGCAGCATCTCGAGAATCGGAGACTCCTGTACCAGGGTCTCGATGACGCCACGCTTCAGCGTGTCGCTCGAGTACTTGTTCGCTTCGAGCAGAGTCCACGCATTCGTAAAGTCGAATGCCATAATCTCTGTCTCCTACTAGGTTGTACCTATCTAGCCGCTCACGTCGACTTGATGAGACCGTGCCGAATCGCTTCAACACCATGCAACTGGGTGACGTCGACCAGAGGGGTCGGAACCCCGCCGGCACGGCTCGCCGCAGCGGCACGTTGCCTCGCCTTGTCGTTGTCAGGTGTCGGGGCCAACAATTCGTCGACCGCACGGTCGAGCTCGTCGCCCTCGATACCTTTCCTCGCAAGCATGTCCCTAGCCAAAGCTCTCTGTGACTCCAGTTTCTCGGCCTCAACGGCCTCGGCCCTGGACTCAAGGTCACTCAGCGGAACACCAGCCAGATCCTCAGCGGTGACAAGGTGGTAACCATGTTCCTGTATCAGCCTTTCGGCCTTCAGGTTGGTCAGCTCGACCTGCGTCTTACGCCAATCTGCCTGGGCTGCCTCCGCAAACTTGCGGAGACCAGTGCCCCCCTCCCTCTCTTCGATCTCATTGAGATCCGCATTGAAGTCGATGGGCATATGTTTTCAACCTCCCGTTAGGTACACCCTCGTAGGCTCCGG